AGATCGGAATGGAACAAGCAGACGCATTCAAGGCCTCAGTTGAGCCATTGTTGGCAGAAATGACCACTCAATTAAGCACAGCTCGTGGTACAGCAGACAACGCAGCTAGAGCACTAGCCGGCGAACCTGTTGCAGCACCAATGGGCATGGGAATGAGTGGTGCTCCTGGAGCAGCAGCCGGTGATATGTCTGGACAAATGCCAGCAGCTGACATGACCAGTGACATGGATACAGATAGTTTTGCAGCAACAGATGCTGCTGCTGGACCTAACGTGGTAGGCAGAGAGAAGCGTTAATGCGTATTCAAGAAGTGATTACTGAGAACTTAGACAAATACCTTGACGAAGTTCTCGAAGATGAAGCCGACGGGCGTGGTGATGCAAACTTGCTGACCACGCTCGAGTTTTTACGCAACAGAGCACACGATACTCACATTCAACCAAGAATCAGGGTAGACAGTTTGATCAATCTCGTTCAAAAAACCGGTGAAAGCCAATTCAATCTTGACAACTTGCTTGACGCATATAAATCAAATTCTGATATCAAAAATTTAATCAAAGATATCAAAGATGATTCTTCAGGCGTCAAGTATGTTTATTTAGAACCATTTGCCGACGATACTGATCAGCCTGCTGAAATTGAACAGGAAATTCCTAGCACTGCGCCCGAGCGCACAGTTGATTCAATGGCCAAATCGGCTCTATCTAAACGTTCTTAATGGTATCTATAGAAAATTTAAAAACTAGCAATAGTTTTTGTATTTTACCTTTTGTTCATCAAGAAAAACAATTTAATAACATACATAACATATGTTGTTATGAAAATCAAAAACAAACCGACGATTTCACTCAGAATTCCTTCGAAGCATTTAATTCTAAAAAAATGAATGATTTGAGGCATAAAATGCTTCAAAACAAATTTCCAGTTGAATGCAATGGTTGTTATGATAAAGAAAAATTAGGCCTAAGAAGTGCTAGACAAATTGAAACAGCAATTTGGTTGAAAGATCTGCAAGCATTACCAAAAGTTGAAAATAATATTCTAAAGTTTATAAACTTAGAAAAAATAAATCCAATCAGTTATGATTTACGGTTTAGTAATACTTGTTCTTTAAAATGTAGAATGTGTAATTCAGGAAGCAGTAGTGCTATTAACGCCGAATACGCAAAGATCAATAATTTATGGCCATCAAAATTTTGGTTTTTTGGTAATTCAAGAATCAATCATGATATACCAATAGATGAAAAAATAGAAAAAGTTTATCTAGCTGGTGGCGAACCTTTATTAGAATCGTACAATTATGATTTTCTTTTAAAATTATCAAATGTAAATCCAAACGCTAATGTTTTAATCAATACAAGTCTTAATAATTTAGATGAGAAACTCCTAACAATTTTTAATAAATTAAACAATTTAACATTTGTAATTTCAATTGATGGGGTAGGTCCTTTAAATGATTATATAAGGCACGGATCAAATTGGGAAACTATAATAAAAAACATCAAATTAGTGAGCAATCACGAATTGATGTTTTCAACAACTGTTAGTATGTACAACATTTTTAATATTGTTGATTTGTTAAAATTTACACAAGAAAATTATCCTGATGCAAATCATGGTATCAATATTGTTAATGATGTGGAGGAATTATTTATTGAAAACACCCCAATGGAAATGCGTCCAAAAATTATTCAAGAATTATACGAAGCACTAAATTGGGCACCAAACAACTCAGCTACCGGAATAATGAACGTTCTTAAACTACTAGAAATAAATAATTTTGATCCAAATAAATTTACAAACTTTATAAAATATACTAAAATATTAGATACAGTGCGTCATGAATCTATATTAGACGTGCAACCAAAGTATAAGAAATATTTTACGGAGTAATTATGGCATACTCAACAAATGTTTTAGATCATTATGAAAATCCAAGAAATGTAGGTAAGCTAGATAAGAGCGATCCTAGAGTGGGTACAGGATTAGTAGGAGCCCCGGCTTGTGGAGATGTTTTACAACTACAAATTCAAGTTGATGACGGAGTAATTACCGATGCCAAATTTAAGACATATGGTTGCGGTTCGGCGATCGCATCTTCGTCGTTGGTCACTACGTGGCTTAAAGGAAAGAGTATTGACGAGGCGGATGCAATTAAGAATTCGGACATTGCAGAAGAACTCGCGTTACCTCCTGTTAAAATCCACTGTAGTATTCTAGCAGAAGATGCTATCAAAGCGGCACTGGCAGATTATCGATCCAAAAATGATACAACTAACTGAACTGGCAGCAAAAAAAGTAAGACAACAGCTGGATCGTAGAGGTCACGGAGCAGGTATTCTTATTGGTATTAGAACCACAGGTTGTTCAGGACTGGCTTACAAACTAGAGTACATTGACACACCCACCGACGAACAAGTCAAGTATGAATCAAACGGTGTCAGTGTATTTGTTAATCCCAAGGATCTGCCATACATTGACGGAATGACCATGGACTACAAACGCCAGGGTCTTAATGAAGGCTTTGACTTTATAAACAGCAAAGAACGTGACCGTTGCGGTTGCGGCGAAAGTTTTCGAGTATAAATGATAATTCAAAAATTTGATTACAAGCCTCTTAACAGGACTACTGTTGAAGGCAAGAGACACTATTGTCTTCCTGACGGCAGCAAAGTACCTAGTGTTACAACGATTCTAGATCGTACCAAACCCGAAGAAGCCAAACAAAAGCTACGTGAGTGGAAAGATAGGGTAGGACACGAACGAGCTCAACAAATTACCACTGAAGCTGCCAATCGTGGCACCAGAATGCATACCTATCTGGAACGATACATCAAACAGGATGACATAGGTGAGTTTCCCGCCAATCCTTTTGCACAGCCGTCGTGGTTTATGGCAGCACAAGTAATAATAGAAGGACTGGGCAATGTTGAAGAGTATTGGGGTTGCGAGGTGCCATTATACTATTCTGGGCTTTATGCTGGTACTACTGACTGTATCGGGGTCTGGAAGGGACAGCCTGCAATTTTGGATTTTAAACAAACGAACAAGCCTAAAAAACGAGAATGGATTGGCGATTATTTTTTACAGCTGGCGGCATATGCGGCAGCTCACAACGACACCCACGGAACCCAGATCAACTCAGGAGTCATTCTCATGTGCGCCCGCCCGGAGAGTGATTCGGCTACTCCTCAATACCAAGAATTTGTACTAGAGCCCAAAGACTTTGCTTATTGGACGGATCAGTGGATGCGCAGAGTGGAACAATATTATTCATTAAATGAAATTTGATATTGAACATTTAGATATCCCAATAATACGTTCATGCAATCTTGGTTGTGTAGGCTGTATGACATTTTCTGACCATAAGAATATAAAAGGTATTGTAAATCTTGAAGAAAGTATAGAATGGCTGTCTTTTTGGGCTAGTAAGTTATCTCCGAGGTCTATTACTTTATTTGGAGGAGAGCCTCTACTTCATCCTTTTTTTGTGAATTGGGCTATTACATTAAGGAAAATATGGGGCCCATTACCTTGTCTTACAGTTAATACAAATGGATTTTATATTGATAGAATCATTGATCAAATTCCAGAATTATTTAATCCGGAAACAATTCACAGTATTATAATAAGCATACAAAATGGTAATGAGCCATATCTTTCTAAAGTACATGAAAACATAGAATTGTTAAAAAGTAAGATTGTAGAGTATTATCTTACTTTGCCCGAAGTGAAAGTGGCCTATTGGGATCTATGGTTAGATGAAACCAAAACCAATAAAAAACAGTGGTTTAATCTAGTTATAAATGGACAAAAAAGCAAACTAGGTTTGACTGTTTGCGAAATGTATAAACTTCATTGGGTGCCCCATTATAACGGATCTGGACCGACCCTCAAACCGGTGTATGATTATCATGATGAATGGTTTCAGGAAAATCATAGCCATTGTCAAACTAAAAAGTTTCTAACACTTTATAAGGGTATTTTATATAAATGCCCGCCAATTGGTGTATTGGAACACACTCTTGAAACTTTTGGTTTAAAAGACACAGCAGAGTGGAAACCATATCTAGACAATTATCAATATCTTTCGGCGTATTCATCAGATGTGCAAATATCTGATTGGATTAAAACCCAACAAAATCCTGAATTAGTATGTAACATGTGTGGTTTTAGTGGTCCTAATAATCATACTATAAACAGAAGTCATTTAATGAAAATGAATTGGAAATATAATTTTTAACCAGCTAAATACAAAATAATTGAGGATTTAGCATGGCTGTTACCCAAATAAGTAGAATTCAACATCGACGCGGATTAGAGCAAGATCTTCCACAGCTTGCTTCAGCGGAACTAGGTTGGAGTATTGATACCCGACAATTATATATAGGTAACGGCACCTTAAGTGAAGGTGCTCCAATTGAAGGTGTTACTAGAATATTAACAGAAAACGATATTGACGATATCACTTCTAATACTTCATTTACAAATTACACGTTTCAAGGAACAGCAGCAGGTTATACAGTTCAAACTGGTCCTAGTGCGCTTTTCCCGGTTTCGCGAACATTTCAACAAAAATTTGATGATATTGTCAATGTAAGAGATTTTGGAGCGATAGGTGATAATAGCACCGATGATACTATTGCAATTAATAGAGCCATACAGCAGATTTATAAATCAACCATCAGTCCAAATGAGCCAAGAGCACGTAGAACAATATATTTTCCTGGCGGAACCTATGTAACAACTAGTGAGATATTAATACCTCCCTACGCTAAAATTATTGGTGATGGCCCGGGCAGTACCACAATTAGACAAACAATTGGTAATAAAACTGTTGCCAATCTTTGTGACAGTTCCTTTCAAACCGGTGCCAGTTTAGGGTCAGGATCTGCTATTTTACCACGTGACATAGAAATATCTGGTATCAATTTCTATAATTCAAACTTGTTTGCAAATCTTTCTATAATGACCATAGATGGCGCCAGCAATGTTAAAATCTCCAGTTGTAAGTTTGAACATAGTATTGTACCTGGTTTTTATCCAAATTCTATCTCTCTTGTGACCTCTGTTTCACCAACAGAAAAAATCACAATTGACACATGCCAATTCGTTAAAGCGGGTAATGCAATTAGTGCTCAAGGAGATGGCATTAGCACCATAAGGATCTTCAACAGTTCTTTTTATAACATTTCAAATGTAGTATATGATATTACGAGAGCAGTTGGAATAACTAGTGTTGGTAATTTTTATGACAAACTGTTTGATACGCCTAGGTCAATTTTTAGATCAAATGGATCTAATAGAAATTATTCATTTGGCGATAGTTCTATTAGTACAGATGATGAAAATTTAGCAGGTGTTCAACTGGGCAATTTGTCTATATTTTCTTCTCTTCGTCAAACTATTAGCACTGTTCCATTTCTAATATTAACCGATACTGATTCTTATTCGGTCAAATACAAAATAACTCAAAACTCTCCTGCGTCTGCCCGAGGATATTTCACTAGATACGGTACTGCAGATGTTTCAAATGATGGAGCCAATGTGGTCATTGTTGATAATTATGTCGAAACACCAATCTCAGTTAATGCTAACATAACTGCAAATACAACTCATTTTATAGTTTCGACTACCCAGGGAACAGCAGATTTAGAATATAGTATTTCATCATTTAGTCTAACATTTTAATTTTTGGGATGTTTAAACTTAAACCAAGTGATCGATTAGATCGCTGGAAATCATTTAGATTTAGTTTAAATGAATTTTCTATTGGCAAGGCGATAGAACTTACTAATGAACTTTGGGCAGCTTGTCCATTTACTCCATTTTATTTAGATCCAGAAAGTCCCGACAGTTGGCCAGATCCTTGGACATTATTGGAGGAAAATTACTATTGTGATCTTGCTAAAGTTTTGGGTATCATATATACTTTACACTTGTGCGATCACGGTCAAACTCTGTACCCTGAATTGAGAATATACACAAACACAAGGACCAGGCATACTTATCATATAGCTTACTTGTGTGATGGGAAATATGTTCTTAATTTGATTGAAGGGGAGATCTTAAATAAAGAACACATTAATCAAGAATTTAAATTAAAGCACCGCTACACCGCAGCGGATTTAAAATTAGAACAATACTAGGGCGAAATATGCAGATTCAAGTTACCAAGCGAGACGGAAGTCGAGAATTATTAGATTTAGAAAAGTTACATAAGGTTGTGT